GTTAATAACGCCACCGAGACAAAGTGGTTTCAAACAATGTCTGAAAAAGCACAGGCCATTTGGTTTATTAAAAGCCGGGTGAAGTTTTTAGATATTAACGGGAATCCAGGCGGTGCACCGTTACAAGGACAATGCGTTTTATATTTTGGTGATAACGTGGAGGAATTTATAAATCAATGCGATGGGTTAGTGTGTAGGTGTTGCAATGGACAGTAGGGGTGTTATTCAAAATGTTGCACGAGCTCAGCAAATTAATAGTTTTTCTGGTATTCGATACGGGAATATTACCCCAACAGATATGGACGGGTTAATTGAATATAATAATAAAGCGTACGTTATTTTTGAAGTAAAATATAGAGATAAAAAATTACCGTTTGGGCAAAGGCTGGCTATACAAAGAATGGTGGATGATTTATCATTAGGTGGAAAAAAAGTTATCGCATTAATCATTGAGCATTGCGTTGACAATACGGCCGAACAAATTGACATTGCCGGGTGCGAAGTAAGAGAATTATATCTGAGTAACGAAAAACAGTGGCGGCCACCACACAAAAGAATAAGAGTTAAGACGCTTATAGATTTATTTATCACAAAAATAGTAGGGGACCCTTTTTAAAACATCTAATCAATTGATTACGGTGTTATTTTTTTACCTAAATTTATGAATAATATCTAGGGGGTGAAATATATCTCGTCCTAAGCACGGACGTTAAACAGGCTTATTTGGATTTAAAAATAATATAAGGAGGTGAGTAAAAATCGGTTTATATCAAAGTATTCAAAGTTTTTTTAACAAGTCCCCGAGTTCAACACGGTACAAGATGTTGACAGACAGGGGAAATGGATTTTATCAATGGGACGGTAAGTTATTTCAATCGGATATTGTGCGGGCGTGTATCCGGCCCGAAGTTGAAGCGGTTGGTAAGCTGCTAGCAAAGCATATCCGCGAGACGATGAAAAAAGACGGAACCAACGACATTAAAATAAATCCCGACGCCTATATGCGATTCCTTTTAGAAGAACCAAACCCACACATGACCGGGCAGGTCTTGCAACAGAAAATGGCCACACAGTTAGCGTTAAACAACAACGCCTTTGCTGTCATTATGCGTGACGGCTATGGTTTCCCGGCTGAAATTTACCCAATACCGAGCGCCGGGGTTGATGCGGTTTACGACACGGACATTAATTTATCTTTAAAGTTTTATTTTATGAATGGGAAAACGGCTAATTTTCCATACGCGGATCTTATTCACTTAAGGAGAGATTTCAACAACAATGACATTTTCGGCGATGCTCCGGGATTGGCGTTAACACAATTAATGGAGGTTGTGGGGTCGACGGATCAGAGTATTGTCAGTGCCATTAAAAATTCAAGCGTCATCCAGTGGTTATTGAAATTCTCCACTGGGATGAGGCCGGAGGATCTAAAACAAAGCGCAAAAGATTTTGCCGATAATTATTTGAGTCTGGACACTGAATCTATCGGGGTTGCAGCAGTTGATAGTAAGGCCGAAGCGGTGAGGGTTGAGCCGCATGATTATGTTCCAAACGCCGCACAAATGGATCGAGCCACTCAGCGGATATATTCATTTTTTAACACCAACATAAAAGTAGTCCAATCAAATTACAACGAAAACGAATGGAATAGTTATTTTGAGGCCCGAATTGAACCAATATCATTGCAACTAAAAGGGGAATACACCAGAAAACTCTTTTCGAGGCGTGAGCGTGGTTTTGGTAATTACATCACCTTTGATGCTAGCAATTTGGCGTGTGCCAGTATCAATACCAAATTAGCATTACAGGCTATGGTCGACAGAGGGGCAATGACCCCGAACGAGTGGCGGGCAGTATTAAATCTAGCACCCATAAACGGAGGAGATGAACCACTAAGACGACTAGATACCACGACCGTCAAAGAAGCAGGTGGCGAAACACAAACGGAAAACAAAGAAAATCGTAATTTTAAAAACAGCATAAATAACGGAAAAAGCAAAATTTACGCTGTCGATTTTGATGGGACATTGTGCCAAAATTTGTACCCTAAAATTGGATACGCGAAAAAAGAAGTCATCAAAAACATATTAGAACTGCAGACCAACGGCGATAAAATAGCGCTTTGGACATGCCGGACTGGTGAATTATTAGAAAATGCAGTTAATTGGTGCGGCAACCAAGGAATCGTTTTTGATAGCATTAATGAAAACATGCAAGAAATTATCGACACATACGGAAGTGATCCTCGAAAAATAACAGCTGATATTTATATTGATGATAAGGCAATTAGGCCGGATGAGTTAGGAGGTAGCAATAATGAGAATTGACATAAGGGGCCCAATTATCCCCAATAATTATAAAGAAGTTTACGACTTTTTCGGGATGGAATCCACGGCCCCATCGGATATTAGAAAAGCAGTTGAAAAAGCAAGCGGCGAACAGTTGGATATATATATTGATTCAGGCGGCGGTGAGATTCATGCCGGCAGTAATATTTATACCGATCTGAGGAGCTACAAGGGACCGGTTAATATTTATGTCGTGGGTTTGGCAGCAAGTTCGGCAAGCGTTATTGCGATGGCGGGTAAATTACAAATGTCACCAACGGCGATGATGATGGTGCATAACGTGGCGACGATGACCGGTGGTGATTACCGAGAAATGGACAAAGCGAGCGCCATTTTGAAGGAAGCCAACAAGTCAATAGCGGCGGCTTATGTGTCGAAGTCGGGAATGACGGAAAAAGAAGCACTAACCATGATGGATGAAGAAACATGGATCACCGCACAACGAGCGGTTGAGTTGAAGTTGGCCGATGGCGTGATGTTTGACGAACAACAACCAATGGTAGCAGATTATAACAGCGGGTTATTATCGGTATCTATGATTAACGAAATAAAAGCCAAGATTCAAAATAAATCAAACATTGATTTGGAGCAACAAAAAATAAATCTATTAAATTTAAGGAGAATATAAAAATGAATAAAGAGAACTATGAAGCACAGCGGAAAGTATTAATTGATTCAGCGCAAGAATTTTTGAACAGTGGAGATTTAGAAGGCAGTAAGGGAAAACAAGCAGAGGTTACAGCGTTAGATGATAGTTTTGAAAAAATCGGGTTAGAACAAGCGAACCTGAACGCATTACTAAACGTAACCAAAGAAGTAAAAGCCCCAATTGAAAAAATGAGTGCTTGGGGAAATAAAATCATTGATAAAATCAATACCCCAAACGTTGCCAAAAACATCCATCACGATAAATTCGCAAGTGAAGAATATAGAGTGGCGTATATGGAAAACGTGTTAAGCGGTACACCCATTCCTCAAAAATATAATGCCGATACATTTACAACCATCACCGAAGCGGCGGCAATGATTCCCACCACGATTCTTGAAGAAATCATTCGAGAAATCAAAACATATGGCCAACTTTATGCCAGAGTTCGAAAAATTAATATCAAGGGTGGGGTTAAAGTTCCAATCTCTTCATTAGTTCCAACCGCGACATGGATTACCGAGGGGACACCATCTGATAAATTAAAAGTTAATATGACTACATCAGTATCATTTTTGTATTATGGGTTGGAATGTAAAATAGCAACATCGTTGTTGGCAAATGAAGTAACCCTACAATCATTTGAAGGAACCATGGTTACATTAATCACCGAAGCCATGATTAAAGCCATTGACCTTGCTATTATTAAAGGGGCCGGAACAGCATCACCAGTCGGGGTTACTGTTGATGCGCGGGTACTCGCTGGACAAAAAATAACTATCACCGCAGCGGATTTTGTTAAATGGGATGCATGGAAAAAACAAGTTTTTGCAAAAATTCCATTATCCTATCGTGCGGGTGGATCGTTTATCATGGCGGCCGGCACGTTTGACGGATACATTGACGGCATGGTGGACACCACAGGCCAGCCGATTGGGCGTGTGAATTATGGAATTTCTGACGGAACACAAGAACGGTTTGGTGGCAAAGAAGTTATTTTGGTCGAAGATGATATCATTACGGATTATAATACGGCGGTCACAGGTGACGTGGTTGCCATATTTATGCGATTGTCAGATTACGCGATAAATTCCAACATGCAGATGGGCACATATCGTTGGTTAGATCAGGATCTGAACCAATATGTAAATAAAGCGATCATGATTATTGACGGGAAGTTGCTTGACCCTAAAGGCGTAATCATCATCAAAAAAGGCGTATAAATTGGACGGGGCATTTTGCCCCTTCTTTTTTTTAAGGAGGTGAGATAATGGCCATTTTGACCGAAACATTGAATTCAGTAAAAAGTACACTGCGGATTTCAACAACGTCAATGGATATAGAAATTGCAGATATTATTGAGGCGTGTAAATTAGATTTGAAATATGCAGGCGTTAATATAGTGGCAGAGACAGACCCGCTAATTAAACGGGCAATCATCATTTACACAAAAGCTCAATTTGGAATGGATAACCAGGACTCAGAAAAATACCAGGAAAGCTATGAATCATTAAAAAATCATTTATCGCTGTGTGGTGATTATAATGAGATCTTGTGATATTGAGCTGGGTAATTTGGTGGAAGTCATCGAGTATGGTGAGGCGATTAAAACTTTTGAATTCCGGCTATTAAGTGCACAAAAAAAATCAATCCGGTCGTCAGAATTTTACGGTGCTGCAAATGTAGGACTTAAACCCGAGTTAACCTTTGAAGTTTATTTGTTTGAATTTAAGGATGATGAAAAACTGAAATATAATAATAAAATTTATACGATTATCAGAACATATTGGGATGAAAAAAAGCCTGATAAAATTGATTTAATTGTATCATCTAAAGTGGGTGCATAATGGCAAGAAAACCATTTGTGATGGAAAACAACATCGATAAAGTGATTGCTAAAATTCAGCTAAAACCGCAAAAAGTTATGAATGTGATTGGGCAAAATATTGTAAAAGAAATTAAGCCGACATTGAAAAAACGGACTGGAAAATTAAAAAAGAATTTAAGCTATTGGGCACGAAAAAAAGAAAAGGATTTACAGATAGGGTTTAAAGTTTTTTATGCGCCGTTTGTTTACGGAACTGAAAACGACCCAATAAAACCAATTGTTGTTAAAAATGCGGCTTTAATGCAAAAATTGATAGCGGAAGCTATTGAAAAAATCAACAAGGAGTGATGCGAATGGATACAAATGGCGTTGCCGATGCAGTCCTTAATTATTTATTGACTAAGCATCCGCGGGTATATCGCAACATAGCGGAACAGAGCCCCGTCTTCCCCTATGTTGTTTTTAAAATTGACACAATCACAAACACTTATCCCTCATTTGATATGTATCTAGTTGTAAATATATATGATGAACCGGGGGCGAGCGTGAGAACAATTGAAGCATTAGGAGATAGCATTGATTTTGGGTTAGAACAAAAAGTGATAAACGGGACTGATATGTCTTTGCGGTTTGGATTAGAACAGCGGCAGTATGTTAGTTCAGAGGATTTAATAGATGCGCAGTTGGTTAATTTTAGATATGTAATCCGCGGATATTTTAGTTAAAGGAGTGATTTTGATGATTTTATTTCAGATCACAGAAGAACAAAAGACATTGATATTTATGAATTTATTAAGTGAACGATATCATGAATTATTGAGAAAACCTGAAACAAGAGATGAAAGAAAGTTTGAAGAAATTGAATACCTATATCGTGCTTATGAACGAAAAAATAACGAAAATAAAAAGGAGAAAAAATAAATGGCAACAGAAAAAATATTATTAGGAATGGGAAAAGTTACAATAGGCACAACCCTAGTTGCATTAACCCGGGGTGGCGGGTCGTTTAATGTCGAGCGTGAAATCCGGCAAATTGAAGCCGACGGAGACAGGGGCCCCGTCAAAGGTCGCATTGTTATTGACACGGAAGTAGCAAAGATATCATTTAAGGGGTTGGACATCTTCACATCGGCAGATATGAAACTGTTTTATCCAGGGATTAGTGTTACCCCGGACGTTGTGGAGACCCCGACAACCCAGACAATGACAAGCACGCAAGTAATCATTGCGGGAGATCATAACGATGTGAAGTGGGTGGGAAAAACACTAGACGGTAAAGCGGTAACGATTAATATTACCGATGCAATCAATCTGGGGAATTTGGAATGGTCATTAGAGGATAAAAATGAAGTGGTTCCCGAGGTAGAATTAACCGCTTGTTATGATCCGGCGGCTATGGAAATCGTGCCGTGGTCAGTAGAATTTGCAGAGTAAGGGGATGAGTATGATAATTAAAGATTTTGACCTTGAGGATATTTATTTACTGTCTGAGATTCTTGAAAAAATGAACATTGCAGTGAAAACTGAAAAGCTAACAGGGAAAATACAGACTGATAAACTGGAAAACATAAACGATGTAAAAGCAATTGGTAAAGAAGCCATTGTTGCATTGATCGTTGATTTAGCCTCTGATGTAATTAAAAATCTATGGCGTGCTAAGAATTTAGTAAACAAATTCATTAGCAATATGACAGGGATTAAGCCGGATGATGTAAAAAAAATGGGTATCAAAGACTTGAAAGAATTTTTTAAAGAACTGATGGCCCAGCCGGATTTTAAATCTTTTTTAGAATCAGCAGATCAATAAACAGAACCGAAATTGATGATCTGCTACTAACGAAATATGGCGATATGCGTTATATACTAAAAATGCCTTTTCAAAAATCCGTTAAGCTCATAGGCAAAGCGAGGGAAGAAAATCGGAAGGATAGACTTTTTTCCCTTTATTCAAATTTGTATCCAAATTTTAGCAAAGATAATTTCATGAGCTTCGAAGATTTTGTTGAAAAATCAATGCCAGAGAAAATAAATTATGATGGAAGAAGCACGGCTGAGATAATGGCCGAGATTTCAGAGGTTGAAAAAAAGTTTAATAATTAGCATCCTAAAAATAGGGTGCTTTTTTAATGTAAAAATTAAGAGCAAACGCACAAATGTTTGCTCGAACGGAAAGGAGCTGAAGTAAAATAGAATTATTTCGTCTTTTTGGAAGCATACTTATTGATGACAAGGATGCGGTAAAGTCGTTGCAAAAAATGGACAAAAAAACCGCAACCACTGAAGAAAAAATGCATAAGTTAGGGAAAACAGGATTAGCCATCGGTGCCGCTGTAGTTGCGGGCGCGACGCTCGCGGTCGGTGGCATGATGAAAATTGCAGGGAGCACGGCGGAGGCCGCGGATAGAATAGACAAAATGTCACAGAGCATGGGAATGTCGACAGAGGCATTTCAGACCTGGGATTATATTTTATCGCAAAATGGCGTAAGCATTGACGGCATGAAAACAGGCATGAAGACCCTGACTAATAGCTTTGATGATCTAAAAACAGGTGGCGCATTAGCGACAGAAACATTCGGGCGACTGGGTTTAAGTTATGAAGATATGGCCGGACTTTCCCAGGAACAGATTTTCGAAAAAACGGTAGTCGCATTGCAGGGCGTTGAAGATGGAACTGAACGAGCTGCACTGGCAAACGATCTATTTGGTAGGAGCGGCGCGGACATGGCGGCACTCTTAAACGCCGGCACTGGTTCGGTTGAAGAAATGAAACTTGAAGCAGAAAAGCTAGGATTGGTCATGGGCGAGGATGCGATTGCAGCAGGGGTCCAATTTACTGACAGTATGGATAAATCAAAGAGAACCCTGGAAGCATTAGGCTTGGGGATCGGAACTCAAGTCATGCCCATTATCCAAAAAATGTTAGATTGGTTTATTGATCACATGCCCGAAATTCAAGCAGCGGTTGCAGGGGCGTTTGAAAAAATATCAAGTGCGATTAGTTGGGTTAAGGATAATTCAAATTGGCTAATCCCTGTACTGGGAACAGTTGCCGGGGCGTTTTTGATTTTAGAGGGAATATTAATAGCGCAAGCGGCGGCGCATTGGATTGCAGCAGCGGCAACCACGGCGGTCAGCGTGGCTACGGGCATAGCAACGGCCGCACAATGGGCGTTGAATGTAGCCTTAAATGCAAACCCAATCGGGTTAATAATTATAGCCATTGTTGCACTAGTTGCCGGAATAATTTATCTGTGGAAAACAAACGAGGATTTTAGGGATGCGATTATAAAAATCTGTGAAACGATTTATGGCGCATTTGAAACTGCGTGGGATGGTATAAAATCCGTATGGTCAATCGTTGCTGGATTTTTTCAGGGCGTTTGGAATGGAATTGTTGAAGTATTTAGTAATGTAATTGGATTTTATATTGGCGTTTATGGTGGCGCATGGCAAGCAATCGTGAAAATTTGGTCGGTAGTCGTTGGGTGGTTTGCAAACGTGGTTTCGGGAATCGGTAACGCATTTTCAGGAATCAGTACCACCATTATTAATACATTTGCGGGGGCTTTGACATTTTTATCTGAGCTACCAGGACGATTTTTACAAACCGCAAAAGATGCAATGCAAAGTTTTTGGAATGGTATTTTAGAAATGAAAGATAGCATTGTTAACAGTATCGGGGATGTCGCGAATGCAATTATAGATAAATTTAAAAATTTATTCGGGATTGAGTCCCCGTCACGTGTCATGTTTGATTTAGCCGGGAATGTCATAAACGGATTTATAAACGGATTAAATGCTGATAGCATGCTAGGATTTATTGAGGACATGGTCAAAAAAGCATTGGGCGCATTTGGAGGCCTATATAAAATAAAAGATGTTGGCACCAATTTACTAAAAATGTTTGGTGTTAACGTTGCGGCCATGGGCGATTTAGCATGGCCCACATCAACAAAAGCATTAACCTCAAGTTTTGGCATTCGCGACAGCCCAGGCGGAATCGGCAGCACGAACCATCAAGGCGTTGACGTCGCTGCGGGGTATGGCGATTCAGTAAAGGCCGGCGGACCTGGTACCATCACCCAAGCCGGTTGGAATGGTGGCTATGGGAATTCCGTTAGAGTCGATTACGGTGACGGCTGGTCGGCATTGTATGCACATTTATCTAAAATCATTGGATATGTTGGCGATTTTGTTGATGCGGGAACATTGCTCGGATTGGTCGGTTCAACCGGGAATTCCACAGGCGCGCATTTGCATTATGGCGTTTATAAAGATGGTGTGGCAATTGATCCGACAAGTTTACCGAGCTACAACGTTGGAACGACATACGTCCCAAGCACAGGGCCCGCATTAATTCATAAAGGCGAGGCGGTTGTTACGGCAAGCGACAATGCATCACAAAAAGGGCTATTGACAGATATTAAAAATTTACTAACAGAATTAGTTGGTAAAAATACGGACATTTATATAGGCAAGGATAAAATCGCAAATGTATTAGATAATGCATTCGGCCAAACAGCAGGCAGGAAGGCAAGGGGAGGATGTTAATGAAAGATGTTGAAATTAATGGATTATCTGTTTTAAATGAATTTGATCTGGAATTACGCAGTATCACCATTTCTCCTCCGGCGCCGAAATTAAAAATAATTCCTGTATCCGGAACAAGTAATACCATCGATCTCTCTGAAATATTATCAGGGGATGTGGAATACGACAAACGGTCATTAAAAATGTCATTTAATTTATTATGTGGGCGGAGCGAAATGTTGGCGAGATTCTCCGCGTTTAGCAATTTTATGCATGGACAAGATTGCCAAATTATTGTAAGTGAAGATCCGGGTTTTTATTATACGGGCCGAATGGTAATCGAACAACCGGATATCCAAAATTGGGGTGGTAAGTTTGAAATTAGCGGGGAAGTCGACCCGTACAAATATGAAGTAAACCCAGCGACTTATAACATTAGTGCATTCCCGGGGGATTTAACGATTGCAGGAAATAGAAAACGCATCAGCCCGGTTATTACTTGCTCAAATATCGGGATGGTTTCATACCTTGAAAATAATTATCCATTAAAAGCAGGGATAAACAGAATACCTGAAATCTTTTTCGGAGCGGGGGAACACGTGTTGACGTTTGCCGGGAGCGGCACAACAAGCGTTGATTATCAGGGTGCGAGCTTATGATCGTTAGTTATAAAACACAAATAGAAGATGAAGGTTGGAATTTACCTGTTGCCGATGGTGCGACTTCTGGGACAACCGGCAAAGGTTTAAAAATGGAAGCAATAGCGATATCGCTTTTAGATTTAAACGGCCTGGACGTTCATATGGAATATAAAGCATATGTTGAAAACGCCGGGTGGATGCCGTTACAAACCGACGGTGGTATTGCCGGGACAGTGGGTCTAGGATGGAAACTTGAAGCCCTCAGAATTCGATTGACCGGTATTGATGCTAAAAAATACAGTATCAAATATAGGGTACATGTGGAAAATATTGGGTGGCAATTATGGTGCAAGGATGATGAAACGGCCGGCACTGAGGGACTGGCATTACGGGCCGAGGCCATTGAGATTCGACTAGAATTAATAAAAAATGATGTGGTTGTGGTGGTTCCCAACGACCCAGCCATTGACCCAACTAAACAAATAATTACCGATATTCCACCAGGCACAAATTTATGCGCCTCGTACTCAACACATATAGAAGACCATGGATGGGGTGCAGACGTAACAGACGGGCGGCTATCGGGGCGTGTTGGACAAGGGTTAAGAATTGAAGCCATAAGGATAACGTTATTAAATATAGGGGATCTAGATCTAAGTGTAAGTTATCAGTCTCAAGTTGAAAATCTTGGTGTACTGCCAACTGTTTGGAATGGGGCCACATCTGGAACCACAGACCAAGGGTTACGTCTCGAAGCTTTTATAATAAACCTAACCGGAGCGGATGCCGATAAGTATTCAATTTGGTACCGGGTGCATGTTCAAAACGAGGCATGGCAAGAGTGGCGGCGTGACGGCGAAATTGCCGGGACAATAGAAGAATCATTAAGAGCCGAAGCCATCCAAATAATTATTACTTTAAAGTCTGATAATTTAATCAGAACGCAAGGGGAAGCACCATTAATATCCTTGAATTACCGTGCCCACATCCAAAATTTAGGCTGGCAAGTATGGGTTAAAAACGGCATGAAATCCGGGACGACTGGTTTAGGATTGCGCATGGAAGCTTTAGAAATAAAACTTTCTTCCTTGGATTCTCTGGGTTTGGGCGTTGAGTATCGAACTCATGTGGAAAATGTGGGCTGGCAAGAATGGCTTGCCGATGGGAAAACTTCCGGGACTACCGGACTAAGTTTAAGAGTTGAAGCGATTGAAATCCGATTAACCGGGGTTGATGCCGTTAATTACACCATTAAATATCGTGGGCACATTGAAAACGAAGGCTGGACAGGGTGGAAGAAAAACGGCGAGACGCTCGGGACAACGGAGCAAGCACTCAGAGCCGAAGCCATTTCAATTGTTTTAATTAAAAATGAAAATCTAAATATTGTCATTACAAACGAGATTAAAAACAAGGCCCCATACTTACAAGTGTGGGCGTCGGAATTTCCCAAAGCCGATGTTTTACTACATGATATGAGATTAGAAACTTATGTTTTAAATCCAAAATTAACGATCGGGATTAATAAAACTTCCGGTTTTACATTTACGATCGACCCCACACATCCCGGGTACAATTCATTACGAAAAATGTACACTACTATTTATGTTTATGAAATTCATTCAAACATGGAAAAGAAATCAAAATTTGAGGGGAGAATATTAACCGATACCGAAGATTTTAACAAAATGAGAAGCGTGACATGCGAGGGGGAATTATCCTACCTACTAGATTCAACCCAGCGACCGGCGACCTATGAAAATGTCACACCGGAACAATGGTTGACTATGGTTTTGGATAATCACAATATGGCGGTAACCCCCGAAAAGAGAATACACATGGGGATCTGCACGATGGTCGGTGACGGCTCAGGGCTGTTGTTGTCAACCAGCTACCGAACACACATAGAAAATCAGTCGTGGTTGACGTGGGTAAAAAATGGTGAGCGTTCCGGGACAATCGGTAACGCATTACGCATGGAGGCACTTGAATTAAAACTTGAATCTATCGGGGCGTTAGGGTTAGGCGTAACCTATCGAGCTAGTGTGGAAAATCAAGGCTGGGGCGCATGGGTTGCCGATGGTGCAACAGCCGGGACGGTTGGTTTAGGGTTGCGATTAGAAGCCTTAGAAATTAAATTAACCGGAGCGGATGCAATCAAATATTCGGTACAGTACCGGGTTCACGTCCAAAATCAGGGTTGGCAAGATTGGAAGCAAAACGGAGAGACGGCCGGGACAGTTGGTTTGTTTCTACAAGCCGAGGCAATCGTTATAATCATCGTGGCCAAGTCGGACACTGATAGCACATTAAAAGATTCGTTATTCCGGGAAAATGATTACATAAGCACCTACGAATTAATAAAAACAACCATGTTGGACGTGTTAGGCGGGGTTTTAGTTATTGAGCGGATCGGCAGTTTAAAATTTATGAACTACCTGGAAAATTACGGTTCAACCAGCCCACAGCCGATTGAATTCGGCGTAAATTTATTGGATTATTCGAAAGTTGCTGATGCTAGCGGGATTATAACCGCGCTCATTCCGGTTGGAAAAGAAATTGACGGCAGAAAATTGGATATCTCATCTGTTAATTCAGATTCCGATTTTATCTATAACGAAGCAGCAGTAAATGAATATGGTTGGATATTTGGGATCATGGAATGGCCGGAAGTCGATAATGCTGTAGTTCTTTTGGAGCTAGGAAAAAATCATTTAGAAACAAAAATAAAAGAAGGGTTATCGTTAGAATTAACAGCCATTGATTTAAACAAAATAAACGTTGATATAAAGGCGCTGGAAGTCGGTGACATGGTGCCGTGTATTTCAAAACCACACAACATTGATACATTTTTATCGGTTAGCCAAAAAGACGAGCATCCAAATAATCCCGAGAATGACCGCGTTATCTTAGGTGGAGTTTTACAGTCTTTAACCGATCGCATAGCCGGGCCACTAGGCGGCGGCATTACTGGAATCCAAATGGCAAACATGACCGCGAACGGCGTTAAGAATATGGAATTTGTGTCTAATGAATTGTCATTTTTGATAAAATTAACAAACGAAACTGTGGCTGAGAATGAAACAGTTTTGAATGAAACTGTTTTTAATATGAGCGCATTTGAAATTGATTTAGTAGCAAAACAGACACAAATTAACGAGATTCAAACAGATTTGGATGTAGCTGAATTAAAAATAACACCAACGGCGATTGTATCGACAGTGACGAGTAGCACCACCTATACCAACGCGATGACGGCCAAAGCCAACAAAGCAACGATCGTCTCAGAAATAAATCAAACCGCGGGGCAGATTAAAATATCCGCTGAACGATTAACGTTGACGGGGCTAATTACCGCTACTAATCTAGCAACGGCGGGGCAGACTATCATCAACGGCGCTAATATCCAAACTGGGACTATTGATTTTACCGGCGCATTAAATGGGTATGTATCTGGTGCGGCAGGGACGGGG